CAAAGAACTATTAAAGAGACAAGCTAGAAGACATTGGTTAGAAAGAAAATGTGATGAGTATAACCACATTATGGAATTGATTAGAACTATATTACCAGTTATAATCATTATATTACAGGTAATAATTTTAGGAAAGATATTATGATAGACACAATAGAAGCAATTGATAAATTAAATATAGCTATTGATAAACTTGATAATGCAAAATGCTCAAATGATACAGATAAACTGAAATCAGGTATTGATGATGTTTTAGATGATTTGAGAACTTGGAAATCAAAGAAAGAAGATGAGTTAGATTTATTTGAAAAGACTATGAAAAAAGAGTATTACAATAAAATGCCTGTTGGAGAACTTGCAAACGACCCTATTAAATAATGAGAAATACAACTAAAAGTAGTATATTTCAGATGATACAATGTATCAAGTCGTGTGTAAATCCGTGTCCTACGGCGGCTATGACGGTGCAAATGAGTAAAAAAGCGAGTAATTATGCGAATAAATTGACTATTGACAATAGAACGGTTTTAGTATAGAATAGTAATAACAATGAGAGAGGTGCAATAATATGACATTTACATATACAAAAGAAATGATGTTTAGTGAGTTTAAAACAGCTACCATCAAAGACCAAAAGAGTAAGAAAGAGAAATACGACAATCGTATTAAGTTTTTAAACGAAATGAAATCTCTTAAAAAAGAACACCCATCCGCAATGAGACAAATAGGGATTAGTCAGAAACAATTTGACAATCTTATACTTGCCTGGAAATCCCCAAATCCTAGAGACCATTTTTATAAGACGGTATTCGGTAGAACATATGCAGAACAAAAAGAATATGAAACTATAAGAGACGGTGGAGAAAAAGAATAATGGTTAAATACGGAAAATTAGATAAAGATAAACTTACAGGTTTTCCTTTACCTGATTATAATTCAGATAACAGAAATTCTATACCAACAAGTGATAGAATACCAGGAGTGGCACTTAAAAATGCAATGCCAAAAGTGAAACTTCCTGAAGGCAAAACAATTGGCGTTGCTTATAATAAAGGCAATTATCAGATAGTTGATAAAGCCGATTTTAAAACAATGGGAAAGAAGATATAATTATGAATAAGTTGAAAGTGATAACAATTGCGTCTGTACTATTATTAAGTACAAATGCTAATGCTACAAGTCCTGGTGAAGTTAAAGATGAACTTATTAAACAGAAAGATATGTTAGTAAGTCATATATCTACCCAAGTTGATAAGACAAAGAAATATCAATCAAAGAGTTGGGAAGAAGGAAAAGCACAATTAAAACAAAATTGGATTACAATTAAATCGTGGTTCAATGGAGATAAAGAATAATGGACTTCCAATTAACAAGTTCCAATGATGGGACTTTTTTAATCAGACCTGTTACCGCAAGGGCACAGGTTTGGTGGTCCGACAACAGAATGAGAGAAAGATTTGTTGTTGATAATATGCAAAATGAGTTTTGCGTTATATTAAGTGAAAACCAAAAGAAAGTTTGTGATGAAATTAGACAGAATAATTTTGATTTTACTAATTAGTTTATTAACTGCTTGTAGTAGTACAAACAAACAAGTAAATGTTAATGTTAGTGAAGAGACACCAAAATACAAATTTACTAGAAGTCATTTAGGAGTTGTATTAGGAGGTGCTACTGGCGTAGGTGCTTGTGTTGAGTTGATTAGTGCAGACCCTTATGTTGCTGCTGGTTGTGCTGTTATAGGTGCTTTTGTTGGTGCAGAAATAATGTATGATAGTGATTATGATTTACACCAAGCAGTATTTGTTGACCATTTGAATAATGGTCCTTCAAGTGCGAGTTATACTAATTGGTATAGTACGAAATCAGGAAATAATGGAACGATTAAGATTAATAGAAGTTATGTACAAGGTCCATTAATTTGTAAAGAATATGAAAGTAATTGGAATATAAAATCAAATTGGCCAGTAGTTGGTATTGGAAATCAATATGTTGATACTAGATTTGGAACGGTATGTCAAATGCCAGATGGTCGTTGGGTGGAGAAAAGATGAATCCGAGAACTATAATATTCTTAACAATATTTTTTATGATGTTAACTCTATTGGCGATTACCGCTGGGGCAAATGAACCTACTTGGGTTATGAAAAAAGTTGAACCAGAAAACGGTGAAATAATGAAAGTTAATTCGGCACCTGTTGATGAGATATATGTTAATGATATACACGAAAAGGTACAGAAGAAATTAAAACTATTAAGTGATAATGAGAAGAAAAAGATTTTAAAAGAAACTACACTAGAGAGATTTGAAAGAGACGGTCAATGGTGTTTTATTAAGATTGTTATAAGAGAACTTGATAATGGAGATATAATCAAGGAAGAAATTATGGAGTGTGCTGATACCGAACACGGTAAAACAGACAAGGAAAAAATTGCAGAACTGGAAAAACAAATTGAGTTAGAGAAAGCAAAGAAACCAGGTTATTGGGAACTATTTGCTGCCTTCTATTACAAAGATTTGAATGCACCAGAATATTGTAGGTTGTATTCTCAACCTTCACACGCTTTTAAGACCTTCGGAACGGCGTGTTTAACGACAGAAGGTAAATGGGAGAAAAGATAATATGACGAAAAATCTAATTATACTTGGACTCCTTGCTATGTTGTTAACTGGTATGACTTTTAACGAAGTCGCTGTCTATGTAGAAGACAATCAGCTTATTGACAAACTTAGCGATTTATTATATAATGTAATAAGGAGTGTGAAAAACAATGTATAAATCAATATGGAAGACCGTAGGTGTATTGCTATTTGCAGTATTACTTACAAATTGCTCTTCTACAAAGTACAAAATCAAACAGGAGAGTGATAAAATAGTTACCGAGGTGCCACAATGGTATATGGCTAACTTTGACGAAAAGAAACATTGCGATATTTCAATGTGGGCGAATAAGCCAATCGTTAAAAGTGAAGATGACGATAAAGTCTGTATCTATGGTGTCGGAACTTCTGTATCTCCATCTTTAGAACTTGCAATTGAGAAAGCAAAACTAATTGCAAAAGCTGAAATGGCTGATATAGTTGCAGGTGAAATGAATAAGAAAGCAAAAATATTCGTTACCGAGATTGGAAAAACAAACCAGAAAACGGTAGTTGAAGATGTTGAAACTGCTTTAGTTAATGTTATTTCAAATACACCTGTTAGAGGATATGAAATCTTTGCTCAGGAAGTAACCAGAACGAAAAAAGGTTATTATAGAGCGTGGATTGGTTTAAGATTACCTCTAGGTGAGTTTAATAAGATGTATGATTACACAATTGCAGAAGTAGTTGATAGTCATAAAATTAAACTAAAAGCACTTGAAGCATTTGAAGATGTGGAGAGTACAAGTAATGAAAAAAAGAACGATGGATAATAAGATAATTGTTTATTCAAAAAACAATTGTGTTTATTGCGTGAAGGCGAAGTCCCTTCTAAAGGGACTTGGTCTCACTTTTGTTGAGAAGAAGTTAGAAGAATTTGATAGTGTGGACGATATGATAAAAGACATAGGTAAAAAAGTCAGGTCAATGCCACAGATAAAGATAGATGGAAAACTGATTGGTGGATATAATCAGTTAATTGAACACTACAATAATGAAGGTTTAGTAGATTTCAAAGGCAACATCAAGTAATGAACGAAGTAGAAAACAAAAGAGTTTTTGGAAGTGTAAATTTTCAGGAAGAAGGAGAATTTATATTTTGTTCCAAATGTGGAGATAATACGGTACATAAACCAAAATTTGGTGCGTGTGTGAAGTGTGGACTAGAGGAATATAATGACAGACGATAAAGACGATAAGAAAGATAAACCAAAAAATGCGTTTAAAAATGTTGTTTTATTTCCAGAGAATAAAATAAAACGACCACCTAAACCTACTGACCCTACGGCAGCTAAAAAGATGAGAGCATATCAGGCCGCTAAATTTGTAGAAACTGCTACAGATGAGATTGGATTAGATTTAGTTAGACGATTTGTTGGTATGGGATTAGATACAAAACAAGATGTATTTACAAAAGATTTAGCATTATCTATGGACTCAATTAGAGGATTATTATACAGACAATTTAATATGGTACACCCTATACAAAAAGTTGTGGATGCTTCTGTTAAGTTGCGTATGAATCCTGCTGGTGTGGTGACTGCTAGAATAGAATATAGTAATATAAGTGATGAGACAAGTAAAACTACAAAACCAATTAATAAAGATATTTCAGACGATTTAAATAATCGTAATCACGGTTTCTTTCAATTTACGGAAGACTTTGATTTTAAAGACGGACCTGAATTTGATAACAATAACATACCACCAGTACCATTAGGTCCTGATGATGACGAAGGTCCAGAGAACGCATAAAAGAATTTGCTTGTGGGAAACCATTATAATGCGATTTGCCACAACAAATAAAAAGGAGGTTTGAACAATTATGTTTAAATTTTTATTTAATAAAGGAGAAGATAGAATGGCTAGAACCAAATTATCTAAAACGCAAAAGGTGTTAAACCTTTTGTCAAAAGGTGAACCAGTATCTTGGAAAACATTAAGGACAAGATTTGACCTTATGTCACCAAGAGCTATGGTTGACAAATTAAGAGAACAAGGACATATGATATACATTAACAAAGGTGTTAAAGGTACTTCATATAGAATTGGAACTCCTACTAGAGCTATTATAGCTGCTGGTATTAAAAAACTTTACGGTACAGATTACTCTTACGCAAATAGAGCATAGTACCTAAAGGTGAGGAAGGCAACATTAGTTTGCTTGTAAGGGCGAAGAAAGCTAGCGTGGACTTCGCCCTACTCTTCCTCAATAACTAATAAGGAAATTTTATGACGGATAGTGATGACAAACAAAGAGGTTTAGACGCTACATTAGAGAACGAAGGTAGTAGAGATTTATCTCCAATGGTTCAGATTTCATTAAAAGAATATGACCAATTAAAAGAGAAGACAAGATATATTACAGATAAAAGTTTAATTGAATACATAGACAAGATAGAGTTTTTTGTAAAAGAATTAAGAAAACATATAGTAAGAACGGATATAAAATAATGACAAAGATAAAAAATACGATTATTAAATACATATTAGGAATTGGTGGTATTGCAGGAGTTTTAATTGCTTTATCATTGATATTAAATTATTTACAAGGAACATTATAATGGCGAAGATGAGAATATTTAAATTCTGGAAAGATGATGGAGAAGTAGAAGAAATAGAATCATCTGGATTTAAAAAGGCAGTTAAATCTTTTCAGAACAAAGTAAAACAAAGTATAGTTTATATGGAGTGGGTTGCTAAGAAAGGTACTGAAATGACCAAATGGCAAAAACTTCCACTAGGACGAAAAGATAAATTAGGTAAATAATGATTATCGTAGATATGCACCAAGTATTGATTAGCAATATTATGGCACAACTTACAATGAAAAGTTGGAAAGGTACTAAAGTAGGTGTTGTTAATAAAGAAATGGTTAGGCATATGTGTTGTAATTCATTAAGAGGTTATGTTAGAAAGTTTGGTAATGAATACGGTAGAGATAATTTAGTACTTGCTTGTGATAGTGCTGACCCTTGGAGACGAGATTACTTTCCTAATTACAAATGGAGTAGAAGACAAGGTAGAGAAGAAAGCAAAAGTGATTGGGACTTAATGTTCAAAATCATTTTAGAAGTTAAAGATGAGATTGCTGATAACTTACCTTACAAAGTAGTTGCAGTAGACAACGCAGAAGCAGATGATATAATTGCTGTGATTGTAGGTCTACAAGAGGAGAAAAAGTACCTTATTATATCGGGTGATAAGGATTTTAAACAATTACAGAAGTTTAAAAATGTGTTTCAGTTTTCTCCTATTCAGAAGATTATGGTTAAAGAAGATAATCCTAGAAGATATTTACACGAACAAATAATCAAAGGTGACCGAAGTGATGGTGTTCCTAACATCTTGTCTGCCGATGATGTATTTGCAACGAAGAAGAAACAAAACCCTATAACGAAGAAGAAATTAGAAGAGTGGGCACAGGTTGATGATATACCTTTGGGTAGTGAGACCAAGAAATATTATAATAGGAATAAGAAATTAATAGACTTTACTATGATACCAAAATCACTAGAAAAATCTATTATAAATAGCTATAAGAATTGTAAAGTACCTAGTAGGTCCAAACTATTACCGTATTTTATGAATTATAAACTGAAATCACTAATTGAAAACATTAATGATTTTTAATATTGCAATATAAGAGGAAATGAAATGGCTGAAAATAAAAGTATAGTGAATCCTGCTTTAAGACAAGCAGCTCAAACAGCGTCTTCAATGGTGCTGACATTCCACGAAATCTTTACTAAAGTTAATAACGCAAAAGACAAAGAAAGAAAGATTGAAATATTACGACAATATGATAGTCCTTCTATGAGACAAGTCCTGAAAGGTGCATTTGACCCAAAAATTAAATGGGATTTACCTTCAGGTACTCCTCCGTACATTGAAAATGACGCTCCGTTAGGTACAGAACATACTTACCTAGACCAAGAGGCGAAAAGATTATGGCACTTTGTAGTTGGCGCTGATAACAATTTAACTAAAGTGAAGAAAGAAACTTTATTTATCCAAATGCTGGAAGGTCTGTCCGCAGACGAAGCAAAACTATTATTAGGGGTTAAAGATAAGAACCTTAACAACCTATATAAAGGGTTAACTTCAGCAGTTGTTAAAGAATCGTTTAATTGGAATGATGATTATGTCAAAATTGAGACATAAAATTTAGTGTTTTTAGGGGGTTTTTATATGATAAATCCCCTAAAATAGACGAATATTTTGCTTGACAAGGGTACTGAATTAGTGTATAATAAATACTATAAATGATGAAAGAGGTATATTATGATTAAATTGATGATTAAAGTATGTGTTTTTATATATTTTGTGGGAGTAGGTTTACATTTGACAATGCAATACGCAAAAGCAGACGAATACACAACCGCTACAACAGCACACATAATCACACAAACGGTTACTAAAGGCGATATAGACCATAAGAAAGTTTTAACTGCTGAAT